AAAGAACTTTCTTTCCAACGGCCAACGGCCCGAAGGGCCGTCTACAGTTAGGCTCGTTCATGCCTATATTAGCACGAGACAAACCGCGTGAGCTTAGGCGCCGCCGCAGGCTTTAGGGGGCTGCCTTTTAGGCTCCCCTTAGGGTCTAGGGGGTGAACCATGTATTGCGGGGCCTGTGAAGCGCTAGCTGAACGGTATTGTGCGAGTATGCTTTCGGGCGAAAGCCTTTAGTTCATAGTGATCCAGGCCCCAAATTTTTTTTGGCCGGCCACATTACCAGTTGCCAGTATAGTATTACCTGGCAACCTCTTGGCTAGTTCGCAAAGAGAACAGCCAAATTGGGGTATTTAAAAGGGGTGTCCCACTTTATTTAGTGGAAGCGAAATTCAAATTTGAATTTACGATGGCACGTCGAGGATATCGATATAAGAGATATTATGGTAAGAATCGGAAGCGATTTATTGGTCCCCTTTTGCCGGGTGGGTATGCAAAGGGAAATGCGAAGTCGTTGGCGCGTAAGTGGCGCCGTCGCAGGTATCGATATGGGAAGAAGAGTAAACAAAGTTTGCGCTCTGGGTGGGGCCTTGGTATGACAAGGGCAAAGTCTTTTGTAAAGCGGGTTGATTTGAACGAGTTTACACCGAAAGGGAGTTGTCGCTTCAGGATTAGTTATCGTGGTAGACATTTGATTACGGCTGCAAATGTATATTGTGCAGCGAATTTCCATCCACACCCACACTATCCAACAACTGGGTTTGCTGATCCTGTGTTGTCTGCGACTTCTGATGATTTTACTTCGGACCCAAGAACGATGGATCACGCTGGCTTGATGGGGGCTTTGTCGAACGAAAAGTTCATGTATTTCAAGCCAGTTTGGATGAAAACTATTTTCAAGGTTCGTGTAACTGGTGGTGCTGATCCTGTATGGACTTGCGAGACCATGGGTCGAAAGTGCGAGTATTCTTCGAGCGGTCTTCCTGATCCGTACACAGAGTCGAAGATTGAGACTGATTTTAAGACGAAGATGTCGTTTTACAAGATTTTGACTGCTGGAAAGACTTGCAAGTATACACTGTTTAGCCGATTGGGAGAGAACAAGTCTATTGGTCCTGGGTCTTTGCAGAATCCTGCGGCTACATTGATTAGTAACTATATCAAGCCGTCTCAATGGTTATTGTGGAATGAGACGATCCAGAATATGGGTAATTGGTTGAACTATCCTGTTCATCAGCTGATTGTAAAATCGGGTAGTTTTGGTATTGGTGCTGTGGATGCACAGCGCATGGGTTTATATGTTGAGGCATATCACACTGTACATTGTTTAGTTGCGAAAAATAATGCTGTTACTCAGGCATACAATACTGCTTAATTTATTAAAAGTTCTCGATATCTTTATTATTCGTTTGTTTATTCTTGCGCTTGCGCCCCTTCTTGTTCTTCGAGTTGAAGGTCTTCTCGATATTCAACCACGCTGAGGACACGTCCCCATTCTTGTATTCTGGCATAGAATGCGTCTCGGTTTCCTTGTGGAGCCATGGAGTACCATTGGTCGTGATCAATGTTGGATGTAATGATCCAGTTTGTGGCACAGAGCCTGACAAAGCCTCCTTTGGTGGGCACTTGCATGGGGTATCTGTCAAGTAGCTGAAGCATATAGGTAAGTTTGATTGATTCTCCATCAAATTCGTCGATGAGAACATCTTTTTGTCCGAGATAGCCGTTCCACCAGTCCGCTTTCTCTGTGCATAGTCGGTACAACTCGGGAAATTTTGTGAAAGCCCATCGAGTCTTTCCAGTTCTTGTTGGGCCAACAAGAATGAAGATGCGGATTGGAAATCGCATGGATGGTGGGTGTGTTCTTGACCATATTTCTGTGGCTGACCTATAATACTTAATAAGGACTGGGTGCCCGATGCATAAGTTCTTTTCATCGGTGTCGGCGTGAATGCAGTGTTCATAGAGTTCTTCCCAGTCTTTTCGTTCACCTGGACGTTTATTTGCTGGTTCGCCCAATCGGAGACCTTCTCGAACTCTTGACTCAGGCTTTGTGCAATAGGTGATGTTCTGTTCTGCTGATCCTTTGGCCATCTCGACATGCATTGTGTCTGATCGAAATATCCCTTTGACTCCGGATGATCGAGGTCCATGTCTTCCCAAGGTTGTTCGGGAGTGCAGCTCGGCATAACCTTGAATATGTTCTCGGTTTGTGTTTGGGCAGCGTTCGATTTGATAGACGAGGAATCCAAGTTTTCCTGTGTCATAGGCTCGTTGCATGCAGACTTGATCATCGTTGACTATATGTGGATCGAAGATAGTGAAGCAGATTGATTGATATCTGGACAT